GTTACCTGTCTGGTTTGCGTAAGAACCAGACTCAGCTGTATCGTTAATACCATTGAAGGTAGTAAAAAATAAATTAATACCTTCAACGTAAACAATAAAGCCGGCTTTTGTTCAATATGTTATCATTAAAGCTTTTTATCTTTAATTTCTATTAGTTTCCTAATAGTTCGGACTATATCATACAGTTAGCTCGTATTTTTCATAATACCGAGAAGCAGAAATCATTCTTTTTGGACTTGAAATATTAATTAATTTCGCTAATTTTACTCTTTTAGGTCTCCCTAAAGAAATCCAAAGTTTATAAAATAAGTTTCTATTTCTCCATATTGGACAATTAACATTTTTTGGATGAAATGGACCAATTCTTTTTTTAGCTATTTCAGATAATTTTAAACAATGAGATTTAGATCTTAAAGGTTTCCTTTTTCCTTTATTTAGTTTCCCGCCTAAAGAACATTTTTCTCTTATTTTTAAATCTATCATAGATTCTTTAGTTTTCTTAGAAATTATGGTTTTTATTTCTTTAGAATGTCTATAGTTGGATTCTTTTATTAATTTTACGATTGTTTTAGAATTTACTTTATTTAAAAGTCCATTAAAAGCTTTACTTAATTTATAACTTTTTGGAAACATTTTAATTAAAAGTAAATGAGCTATTACATGCTCTTTAATAGTAAGTTTTACTAAATTAAAATTAGAATCATTTCCACCAAAACATTTTGGAATTATATGATGAAGATGGTATCCTTTTTCTTTAACTAAAATTCTATTTTTTCTAGAATTGCATAATTTCAAATAGTGTTTTGTCCATCTAACTGTCTGGGCGCTCGTGGGATTATTATTTGTTTGAGTCATCAAATCCTAGTCTCTGAACTTTCTTAACTACTATTTCTATTTTAACATAGAAATCCTCATTCGTTAAGCTTAGCTGCTGATTCCCTTAATTTTATTTAATAAAACTTTAGGGTTCCAGCAATTCACCCAGTTTTCACTAACTAATCACTTAATTAGGCGACAACGAATTTATCGGTCTTAAAATAGCCATTTAAAAGCCTCCTTTATAAATTAAGCTAAAGCGTCATTGATGTAAAAACCGGAACCAATTAATCCAGTAGCACCTAATCCAACTAAGTTAACAACACGTTCAACTGTAATTTCTGCACGAACTACTCTACGCTCACGAACAAAATACTCTGGTCGTACAGCGGGAGTTCCAACTAATTGATAAGTATAGCTATAAGCAGGAGTACTCATAGAAGCCCCACCAGCAGGCATAACACTATCGCTTGGGCCTAAAGGACTATAGAAGAATAAAATAGCATTTTCAGGGAAAACAGGTAATAAACGACCATCATCTGCTAAGAATCTTCCTTCTGCAATACGAATACCACGGTTCAAGCCTAAATAACGAGCAATTACATCTACATCAATAGAAGCATTTGTTGTATAACGAATTCTTTCTTCAATTTCATTGTTTGTTAGTAAAGCATCATAAACAGCAGTACCAAAAACTGCAGAGTTAGGACGAATACCAATTTGATTAGCGACTTGACGTTTAATAATATTTCCGTCTCTAATCGGACTAGAAGTATTAGTTAGATCAAGCCAAGATTCTCCGCCTGCTCCAGGATAAGTTGCTTTAAATGTGGTCCAGTCAGCAAAAGCTAAACCAGTTTCATAAGCTCCTGCTACTGCAATAGCATCAGCAACAGTTTTTTCATAAGAGTTCATTAGTCTCTGCATTGCATTACGAGTTTCAATTGCTCGTAAATCTACTTGAGCAGGGCCTTCTCCGGCATTTTCAATAACCTCTTCAGGAATTTCCCAAGCAATTACTTCTTGTTCTACAGTATAAGGCTCGCTATCGAAACGAGATTGTACTGCTGGAATGTTGGTTCCATAAGCTCGGCGATAATCTCCGATGGCGAATTGTTCTTTACCGAATCTTAAAATTCTACCTGCACGGGTTGGTGTATCAACCACAGGTGCAATAAACAAAATGTTATCATTAAGGCTCTTTATCCTTAATTTCTAAAGATTTTTCTTTCTCTTTAGTTCGGACTATATCTTCATCTTTAAATTTTTTTACTATTGTCTTTAACGATTGGGGGGATTTTCCAATCTGTGTTATAGTATGCAATTTCTTAAATCCAGGTTTACCATTATCAATCCAAGTTTGATACAAAAATTCATAATTAAGCCAAACTTCTTTATTTGCTTTTGGATTTTTTATTCCGTTTCTCCCATTTTTATAAGAAAGTTTAAAATTTTTTCTCCAAGAAGCTGTTTCTAATTTAGAAATTTCTTTCATTTTTAATCTATGGCTCTGAGATTTATTTAATTCTTTTCTTAAATTTGACCTTTGTTCTTTTTCCTTTAAACTCATTTTCTCCTTTCTTTTTCTAGTCTTCCCTTTATTAGAAAGACTTATTTTTCTTTTAGTTTCTTCAGAATGTGAATAAGAACTTATTTTTTCATAAATTCTCGAGTTTTTAGATTTACTTTTAAAGAAAAAGACACATTTAGTTAAACCAGATATTTCCGGAAATGCTAATGCTAACAAACAATGAGCCAAATAATGTTCTCTATTAGTTAAAGATATTAAATTATCTTTATCATCTGATCCTCCCATACATTTTGGAATTATATGGTGTAAAGAGAAATTCTTTTTTATTTTTTTAGGTCTAAATGGTCTAGATTTAATTAATTTACAATAGCGTTTAAAATGTTTTAAAGAGCTCGGCACTCGTGGAAAGATTATTGATTGGTCACTCACTTTCTAGTCTCTGAACCTTCTTTAATTAGTTATATTATAACATAAAATCATTAAGATTTTATACCAAAATTAAAGCTTGGCTGCTGATTGCCATTTCAGGGTCCCAGCAATTCACCGAGTTGTTTTCTTTACCTCGCGATAAAGGCAAACCTTATTGATTTGCAATTTTAGTCTCGGGTAACGTATAACCCTGAGCTAAAGTAGTTAGAATAGGATCCGTATTAGCGTAAGCGTCACGAATATTTAACATGTTTTATTTCCTTTTTTATTAATTATTAACTAAAATATACAATAGCCATAGCTCGTCCGCCATTATTAGATACTCGGCGGATTGTTGGAGTTGTGCCATTTAAAGTAACAGCTGCACCTGCAGATGAAGCTCGTCCAACAGTATCAACTAAAAGTACATCGCCTTGTAGTTGTGGATTAGCTGGATCCATTTCTACTAATAAATCTCCAGAAGATGCTACATTTGCTAAACGTGAAAATGCTGGATCTTCTGCTGCAGAAGGAATATAATATTGACTAACACCTAAAGTGTTTTGGTTTGCAGCAGAAGCTGCATCTTGAACTTCAACAACACCGTTATTGTCCCAAACTAAGCGGAATTCAAACAGTTCATCAGGAGAACAGTCATAAGTTTGAGCATAACGAATGGTTTGCTTTTCGTATAAAGGAGCTACATTACTTGCCATAAAAAATTTAATCCAAAAATAATATAATTGAAATGTAGATTATCGTAACTTATTTACCCATGTCATTTTCATGAGGGAACATTGCTTTTTTAATAGCTTCAGTATAAGTTAATTTTTTATCTTTTTCCATCATCTTAAGTGCTTTTTCATGTGGATTCATATCCATCATTCCCATATCCATTTCTTTTTTGTCAGTATCTTCATCCATTTCCTTATAAGAAACAACAACGGGAAGACGACTTAAAATCTGTTTAAATCCGTCAAAAAGATTAGAATAATTATCTTTTTCACTAAAAGAAATGGTATCTCCATCATCAATACCGGTTAGTTTTTCGCAGTATTGTGATAAGATTTCAGGGGCAGCAACGGAATCAACCATTTTTCCTGAAGAATAAAGATCGTTAACAAATTGAGAAATTTCTCCTTTTCGTCTATCTCTTAATGCGGCTTTAGCAGTTTGTCTTAATAATTGATTATCCTTTTCAATATCTAAAATTCTATGTTTAGCTTCTTTTAATTCACACATTAATTTGTGGATTTGTTCATCTTTATTCATTACTTCAACCAAGTTTTCTTGTCTTGATACAGAAGTTAATTCTGAAGATAAAGGAGCTTCATAAAAGTCCGGAGATCTATTGTCCCCATCCTGATCTGGATCTTTACCAACGTGTCCTTTTCGTACTTTGTGGTCTATTCCGTCGTCTTTACCAACTTCTCCTCGACCATCTGGTTCCATTTCCATATATTTATCATTTAATCGGTAAAAATATTTCATATCTTCATATTTTTTACCTTTATACATTTTATTAAATTCCATATTTCGATCCATGGATTTATAGTGAGGATCATCGGAATCTAATTTATAAAAAATAGGAAATCCTTTAGATGTAGGTCTATATGTTTTTTCCATGTATTCGTTATACATGTACATTTGTTTTTCTTTTTTATAGTAACATTTAGATCCAGCAAAATTATATCCTTTTTTTAATCTTGAATATTCATCTTTTTCGTCCGATTTAATAAAAATAGGATATTTTCCATCTGCCGTATACATAAATCCATCTTCTTTAGATACCATATCTAATTTAGAATCATATACACCCATATCCATATCCATATTATCTTCTTGATAGGATTTTTTCCCCATTCCCATATCTACATTATTATCCATTTTTTCATTTTTCATTTTTTCTACATCCATTGAAAAGCTTAAAATATCTCCTTCTAAATCTTCAGAATATCCAAAAGCCTCTAATCCTTTAACTGCGGGAGGAGAAGCTCCTAAGACCGCTAAATGTCTTACTCCCCATTTATTGCCATATGGGTTTATTTTAGTATCAGGAGAATAAAGGGAAATAGAAACTTTTTTATAATATCCACCTTCAATTAATTCATCTAATTCTTTCGTAGTTTCTAAATGGGCAAATAGTTTATTATTTTTTCTTTCAAGTTTTTTTACCCAACCAAAACTAGGAGCACTATCATTGTCACCGCTGTGACCAATAACAACGGGTGCTGAATGTAATTTTTTATCATAAGATTTAACTATTTCATCTAATTCCTTGCTTGTAAATGTTTGAGTTAATCCAGAACCAGATGTATGTTTTCCCGATTTAAATACTTCAATTTTCTTTTTGTTCATTTGACTCTTCGTTCTCCTGTTGTTCTTGTTCAATTAAATTTTCTTCTTCTTCTTCTTCTTCTGTTGGTGAATTAAATATTGATTCAAATAAATCTTCATCTGGGTTATCATTAGTAAATCTTTTTCCGGCAGCTTCCTCTCTATCTTCTTCAGGCATAAACTCTACCTTAAAGTGATTTGCAATCCACTCGGTTGTCGCTCTTAATTTTAGTTCTTTATCTAAAGTAACTACATCTTGAACAGTTAATTTACTTCCTTCTTTTAATCTAAAATCCCTTTTTATTTTTGGTACTTCATACTCTTGACCAAAATTATAATCAACTATCCATCTAACTAATGTTCTTTCTAATTTTTTAGAAATTAATTGAGATAGCTCACTTGCTTTTACACTTCTAACGTCTTGTGCAACTTCTGAGGATGCTCTGTTTCCAGAACTAGAATTACCTGCTTCATCTTCTCCTGTTATTAATAAACTTATTGATTTATCTATTAATGAATCTATTTCTTTAAAAATAGCATTTCCTTGTCCTGAAGGCGTAACAAACTCATATTTAAATGATTCTGGTAAAATTAAAGCCATTTCTTGAGATAAGTTTGTAATTTGACTATATAGTAAATTAATTTCATCTTCAGTGGAATTTAAAGGAGCTGTAACTACAACTGAAGGATTAGCATATCTATCTGAGTATAAAATTAAAGATTCTAAAGCTCTTCTTTTAAATTTAACTAAAGGATAAAGTATTCTTCCTAGTCCTTGTCCATAAGGATCTCCATTATTAGAGACATAATATTTAAAATCAATTATTTTACGGTCATCAGCTAAAATCCCATTAAAAGGATTTTTCCTAGAAACTATTCTAAGTCTATATCCATATTTTTTGCTTTCTTCCCAAATAAATCTTCTAGGATCTTTTAATCTAATATCTTTAGCTCTTACTTCTCCTTTTTTTCTTTCCCAAATTATTTCCCCATAGGATATACCTGTTATTAAAGATTCCCCTAATCCTCTATATGTCTCATCCATTGGAAGACGATTAAGAGATTGTTTAACATAATCTGCTATCTCCTTGTCTTTATCATTTGTTGAATCATTAGCTTCTACAACTAATTCTTTAGAAATTACGTCATTAATTAATTTATTATATGATGTTATTACACTAGAATCATAAAACAATCTAGTGTACATATTCAAAGCTCTGACTCCTCCTTTTTCTAAGAGAAGTTCATCGCTAGGTGTTAGTATGACCCCATTATTTAAATCTTTAGAAGATGGAAATCCCCCATAATAATAACTTAAATATGGATTATCAGCATATGGCGCTATTTCCCCTCCTTTTAAAGGAGAAGTTTTAAACCTTTTTTTAACCATTTTATTTTTCTTTTTACCCTCTCTCTTATTGTTGTAGAGCAAACTGTATAGGCGGCTGTGGAATATTATTAATTCTGTATTGAATTCTTAAAGAATAATCTCCAGTTCCAGGAATAAAATTCCCTGTAACAGTTATATCGTCGAGTTCAGGTACTTGTCTTTTTATAGCAGCTGTTACTTTAGAGTTTATTAATATTGGGTTAGTATAATTAAATATTAAATCTGATAGTCCATAATCAGATCTTAAAACTCTCTCGTATGGCCTTGTTTCAATTACCGAAATTATATTTTCTCTTATTAATTCAAAGTCTTCCGAAGTTTTCAATCCACCATTTTCTATCTCTAATGGAAAAGATATTCCTCTTTTCATAAAAAATAGAGACCTTAAAGGTCTCTTCTTATTGTGTTATTCTTCTTTTATTTACCCTAAATTAAATAAATAACCACCACCACTACTTTTTTTATTTCTCTAGAAAAAAAAATTTTTTTTTTAGTAGTAGTCTTTATTTATTTACCTAGAATAAAAAAGCCTTTACTTATAAAGGCAAAGGAATGCAGCCAATCGCCTATAAAATTAAAAAGGCGCAATAATAGCGCCAGGTGCATCCTACTACCTCAGACGAGCCGAGATTCAGACGCAATAAAATTATAGCAGAAAAAAACACATAGAACAATAGTGACCAATATAGCAATCCGATTTGATTCGTAAATGCGATCACCACAGCCGATAACTTCAATTTAACCGATAAATATAACGATAA